CTTGGTGGATCAACCGATTCATATCTTCAACTGATGCTGATTCGCTGGATTGCTGTGTAGCAGAGAGCGCAATAGCCTCGTCGCGGGAGATGTCAAATTTGATTCCCTTTTCCTTCATGTAGTCAGCAACGCTATCTGGGACTGCTGTAGCGTTATCAATCTCTTGCTGTGTATTCTTGTAACTCTCACGCCATTCATTCAGATATTTGTTGCGCCCGTTTTGCTCTTTTTGTTTAGCGGTTTGCAATATATTCTGCTTGGTTTCTTCAAAGTTGACAAGAGCTGAGTGATGTCCTTGAGTTGCTTTGATGAAACTGTTGACTTGCTCCGCGAATTGATACTGCTTGAACTGTGAGAGCGAGTTCGTGATTTCCTCGAACGCTTGGTCACGGTCGGTTTCTGCCGCTCTACGATCCTCTTCGGATGCCGAATTGAACATGGAGGCGTTTGCATTAACAGCACGGGAGAAGACTGAAAGAAGCGTTGGATCATTTGAGAGCAAATTTCTTGCGCCATCGTAAGTATTTTTAATCGGGTCAAGGTAAGTCTTTTTGAAATCCGGGTTGCTTGTGATGTCATGGAAGTCCAACTTGCCTCGCAAATCTTTGATCTGCTCTGATAATTGTTGCTCAACTTCAATCTTATCTTGGTTGGCTTTGTTGAGTTGTTCTTGGTAGTGGTTTGATTCCTTGGTTGAGGATGCCTCGGAGACCATTCGCTCAAGTTCTTGGATTTTTCCTTCAAACTTGGGGATTTCATCTTTCTTGTATTTCTCAAGTTCTTCTTTGAGCTTTCGGTTTTCTTCGATTTGCCGTTCAACAAAGCCTTTTTTCTTTCCGGTTCTGTCAGATGTGATTTCAGCTTCGGTAACTCCCGCCACTGGTTCTTCTGGTGGTTCTTCTTCATCGAATTTTCTTATTCCAAGTTTTGGATCACCGACATTGTTAGCACTTGGTTTGCCATCGTCAGTTTGTTGTTGGCTGAACTTCTTGAGGAAGTCAGATGTATTGCCCTTAATCGGAACTTGGGGTTTAGCCTTCAGTTCCTTGATTACTTCTGCTGTGTCGTTTGTGTCTGCCATAAATTAGATTTCGTCAAGGTCTGGATCAATCGTGCTGTCCGCTGGCTCTTTATACTTTCCAGCAGATTTTGTTTTTTTGAAGGCGGACTGCTCTTCTGTTCCAATAGCTTCAATAGCTTTGATTGCATGGATGAGTGTGGTTACTCCCTCTGGCGGGTTTACATTTAGAAGCAAATACGCTTGTAGCTTATTCCAGTCTTCGTGTGATGTTATTGACCCACATAGGGATTTTATTTTTTCTGTTGTCATTCTTGTGGTAGTTGCGTTTTAAGCCAATCTGCCCATTTTTTCTGCATTGGAGTTATTGTTCCTGCCGATTCATCTCCTGTAAGGATACGGGCTAATACGCTTTGTTTTAGTGGAGTCTTGTCTTGAATTTTTCCGTATTGAGTCCCAGCAAATGCCTTTTCTTGTTCTGGAGTAAGGTTGAATTTTGGTATGATGTTTTTCTCATCAATAAAGTTCCTAATAGCTTCGTTTTTAGCTACTGCCATTTGTTGTTCATTACTCAACTTGCTAAATGGATTTAAAACAATTGAACGAGGAACATCTTTAGATGAATCATTTTTCCCAGCCCCCCATTGCATTCCTGTTGTTTGTGGATTTTCCTTAAACCATTTCAAAAGGTCTTCATCAGGTTCTACAATTGGATAACCTAAAATTGATCGTGTTGTTTTTCTTGCTTCTGTGGGGGATTCATCTGGTTGTGCAAAGAAAGGTAATTTTTTAGATTCTCTTTCTTTTGCGAACTCAACAGCTTTTCTTGTAATTGATTTATTTAACTCTGGATTTACAGAATTTAGTTTATCTGATGGAGTAGAAAGCAGATATTTTAATTCATTATCATCTAAAGTTGGAACCATCGTTGGGATAAGTTTTTCTCCGCTACCCCAGTCGATTCCAATAGATAATTCTGTAGAAGAATCTTTAGGATTATCAAGTCTTGGAATTGAACCAAGAAATCCCATTCCCTTTACTGTATTATCTGGTCTAAGATTGTTCCCGTTCATATTGTTGGCGGCGGTTCCTCTGTTTCCATCTCAACTTCTTCGGTAGCCTCTGGAGTTTCGACTTCTACTTCTTCCATCTCCGGTTGTTCTGCTACCATTTTACCTTTAGCTTTCTGAATCTCTGCACGGGCCTTTGCTTTTTGAAGTGCAAGTTGAGTGATGCCCTGCTCCTTCCTTTGTTCTGTGCGTTGAGCGTGACTGATAGAAGCCTTGCCAATTGAGATGTCAGCAAGCTTCTTCTTGGTGTCGATGTCGATGCCTGATTTAGCTGCGAGGTATTGTAGCTTGATATCTTCCGCAGAATCAGGTTGACCAGCTTTTTGAGCTTCAGCCTCTGCCATCTGAACATACACTTGTTGAAGTTCATCAGCCATTGCCTGAGCCTCGCCCATTCCCTGCATGAATTGTTTCAAGAAGTCTTGTTTCGATGGGTCTTTGCTGATGAATTCAACATGGGCCATGATGTGACCACCTTTGAATTTGACTGAGCGAACTGCCCTTGAAAGCTCTGCAAGCTCTGGTTGCCCCTGCTGAACAGATTGCATATTCATCTGCAACTGCATCATCATATCTTGGATGTGACCAACTGCGTGTTCAATGTGAGGATCAGTTGGCAGCACAGGGAAGTTTTGCGGATTAACAAACGCATCTGTCATGCCAGCATTTTCAAATCCAATGATACGGGCAGTATCATCAATCTTGCTTGGCTTAGTATTCCGGTAGCGAGCAACATTGTCCCTGCCAGAAAGTGCGGCGATTGCGTCTTTAACTGCGTTCTCTTGCCCTTCATTTGCTGGGGTAATGGCAGTAATCTGCAATAGCTTTTCTGCTGTGATTAACTTAAACGATGGGCTACCTGCTCCACTGATCAGATTAGAACGGATGCTGGTGATGTTCTTATATGCCGCAGCTTCTTTTGGAGTTCCAAGCTCTTCAAGAATTTCATAGAACTTTTTAACATACTCATATCCATCATCGCTTGATTTTGCGCTTACAAAGCGTTTGTAGAGTTGTTTAAAGTAAAGAGTTTGGCACTCGTTGAATCGTCTGATTTGAGTTCCTGATAATTTGGCTGATTCAGCAGCATCAAGTTCTGCTTCGCCTTTTGTCCTTTGCTTTCCGCCAGAGGTAGGTGCGTTGATACGATACTGACCCATGCCCCTATACATATCTCCCATGAAGAACTGCATGAAGCTCATGCTTTCTGCTACTGGGAGTTGGAAACGGTTTTGGATGAACTTTGCCCCATCTGGCATTACACTGATAGGCAACCACTCCATCTGCTTGAGCATCTTGGTTGAATCTGGCCCCTGCCCTTCGATCATCAACATGGAGTTGAGTCGCACCGCATCGACCAATGAGTTCATCGTGAAGTCATATTGGCGACAAGCAACAAACGCCGATTCAGCTTGGCTCTTGATGTCTTGAAAGAGACCGCTACCCACAGAATCTGTAAGCATATACATAATCTCATCCCATGAGTTGAAAAGCCCAACCTTGAGCATCATAAACCCATGCTGAGTTCTGATGTCATCTTCACTAATCTTGCCAGCACCTTTTACATTAGAGTTAATGTAGTCAGCAATTGGTTGGTAGTCTTGTAAGATGATTGCTTTACTAATCTTACCATCAAACTCTCTCCAGTATACTTCAAACAAATCAATCTTTTGGTTAACAGAAAGTGACCAGTTAAACCCTGACTCGCTGATCGTGCGGAAGAAGTCTTCGCGGGTTTTCCTGTGGTTTGTAAATGCTCTATGGAAACGGATAGCATCAATAGCAGCATCCACATTCCATCCCATCGCTTCCGCCGCTTCCCTATTCTCGATCTTCTTGTAGAGTTCGTATGGCGTTAAACGGACACGCCTGACAAATTCCTCAAGGTTGCAAAAGTCGATCCTAATGTCGTCTGGAAAGAGTAGGTCGGAGAGAAAAATGTGTTCTGGCATCCATCCAAGTGGACTATCCCACATTCCAATACCCTTTCCATACAATAGCATTTCCTCAAGGTCTTGCTCTGTGTTGTAGAGGTATCCGGGCCATTCTCTGAGTGATTGGTCAAATGCGATGGAGATGTTTTCGGAATTAACCAGTCGTTCTTTTTCATTGCCGAATTTACTTTTGATTGTGCAGCAAGCCTGACGCTCAGTAATTACATCGTAGTAACTGGACTTTTGGTTATCAACAATAAACCCAAGCTGTCCGTAGTTAACATCAGATTGCCAAGGAAGGCGTTTTTCTGCAAGTTTACTGTATCCCGTAGGTGGGAACATCTTGTAAGCCTTGTAGATACGGATTCGTTTGTTCTCGCGCCCGATATTAGCAAGTCTTAGATTATTTGCTATGTTCCAAGCGTGACTGGCGTTGGAGATTCGCGTTTCTGGTGGTTTGCCATCTTGATCTAAGGTGGCAAGTGAAAAATTGTCATTACCTATTGAGAGCATATATTTTTATCGTTTACGATAACGAGTTAAGCGCAGTTCTTCGCTTATTGCAAGAACTACATCCGCGAGCTTTATGCTCAAGTTTAGTTCCTAATACCCTATCAGTAACCGCAGCTACTGTATGAATAGCTTGAGCGATACGATCACCAAGTCCATCGTTATACCAGCAACGATCACTTGGTTGCCTTTGGCAGATTTGATCTTCTATCATTTGCTCGATGTTATCTGGAAGATCAACTCCGTTTGATCGGTAATCTTTCTTAACTCCAGCAATCAAACTTGACCATGAATTCCCATAAACAATCGCTGGAAATGTTAGTTTACCCCTCTTGATTTCATATTTCCAGTAGTAGCCGCCGACAGGAGCGAGGTTCTTGTTTTTCAGTTTCATCTTGCTTTCTGACTGAAAATATATTTTCTTATTGATATGTCAAGAGTTTTTTCTACAAGTAAAGGGATTCAGAAGTATGGAATGAAGTTTTCTGAAAACATGGATGACTTGGGCATTGAACTTTACTGCTACGCCATATCCCGTGGTGACTATGGAAAAGATTACTGCGTTAAACATAATATTAACCTAAAAGATTTTAAGTTACTAACGCCAGCGGAGCATTTCCTTAATGCTGTAAAACTTCAATGGCCGAATGATGTTGCTATCTACAACCGAGGATATACCAATACTCAGCTTCTAAGAACACTTGAAGAACTGTGTAACAATACAGATATTTGTTTAGCTGGCGCAGCTTCAATGGGAAAAAGTTTTCCAGTTGCACTTTGGATTTATCTTGATTGGTGTTCTGCCCCTCACTGCACTTCAGCATGGGTAGCTACTACTACTCTCGGAGCTTCCGAAGATCGAATTTGGGGTATCATATCTAAATTGTGGAAGTGTGCGAATACTCAAATTGGTAAGTTAATCGATTATCGCCACATGATTGTTTGGGGCGGTGCGTCTAACGATGAAGATAAAGATTATCGTAATGCGATAAAAGCTTTGGCCTTTCAATCAGGTAACGAA